CTACTGCACCTGCACCAAAGTCAGCGTATTACCGAACACGGCGCCGGTATCGATGTAATGCACGTTACCGGCATCCAGCACCTTATCCAGCGGCGTATGGCCGAAGTAAAAGGCATCAGCGCCTGCGATATCGCGCACAACGCCGCGCTGGATTTCACCAATGCGCGCCCGGCTCCAGACCACCTGCTGTTCATCCACCGGCTGATCATAAGCATAATGATCGGCGGGATAATCGGCGTGCGCCACCACCACCACCCGCTCACCAAGTTGCAGGTGCACTATCAGCGGCAGTTTCGAGCAGCGCTTCAAAGCATGCCGCGCCGACACCATCGCCGCGCCTTTCATGCTCCAGAACCAGTTGCCGCCGTTGCGTTGCCACATTTCGCGTGAGCCGCCCGCTAACGCCTGCAGCGCCATCTCTTCATGATTGCCGCGCACGCTGCGAAACCAGGGTGCATCCAACAGCCGCAGGCAGCCAAGGCTGTCTGGCCCGCGGTCAATCAAATCGCCGACTGACACCAACAAATCCTTATCCATATCAAAACCCTGCGCAATAAGCTGCGCATCCAGCAGGCTACGACAGCCGTGCAGATCGCCGACAATATAGATGTGTCGCCAGTGTTGACCGTTAAGCATTTGATACAGCATGTCTTGAGCCTGCGCAGGATAATGAATGATGAAGATGACGTCGGGAATATGCGCTTTACACTAAAGCAAAGTATCGCCAGCGCAACTGCGTCCGGCCCGTTCAACGTGCTGCTGGCGGCCATTAAAGGGGCGATTATCCATACCTGCCGATAAGCAAAGCCTTATCCGGCGCGGCCTGGCACGGCATTAGCCGATCCAGTTATCACTTTGCCTGGCGTCTCACTATCAGAATTTGCCGCATAGATCACAGTGTGGAAACTTAGCCCCTGGCGGTTGACAACTGGCTGGAAAATCTACGCCCCTCTTCTACAGTTTAGCTGTAAGGCGAAGACGCCTGCGTAATGCCAACTTTTAGCGCACGGCTCACCAAGAGCCATTTCCCTGGACCGGATACAGGAATCGTATTCGGTCTTTTTTTGTTCGTTATTATAAAACAGCAACTTATATCAAAAACAATCACTTAACACTTATCCTGTTCTACTCTCTTCTACCCTGCCGGAACCTCTGCCGCCATTTTGCCGCCACTCTTTTGCGCCATAATCGCCAGGGGATTGCAGTGCACAGCATCCTCTAAATGACTCGGCGCAAAGTGTGCGTAGCGCATTGTCACGCGTATGTCTGAGTGGCCGAGAATACGCTGCAGTACCAGAATGTTACCCCCGGCCATCATAAAGTGGCTCGCGAAACTGTGGCGCAGTACATGGCTCATTTGTCCTTCCGGTAATTCAATACCGGCAAGGCGAATGACTCGATAGAACTGTCGGTAACATTCAGCAAAAAACCGTCCTTCTTTTGTGCTGAGCTGTTGATAGAGATCGGCGCTAATAGGAACTGTGCGGTTCTTTTTGCCTTTGGTATTGATGAAGGTAATTTTGCCAGGCGAGAGCTGCGTAGATTTGAGGTTAGCCGCTTCACTCCAGCGACAACCGGTCGAAAGGCACACTTTGATGATGAGAGTGAGGTCTGGATTGCCGTGCAGTTCACAAGCAGCAAAGAGCTTTTCAATCTGACTTTCTGTTAGCCAGGCCATCTCTTTTTCTGGCTGGTCGAACTCACGGATATTCTTCAGCGGGTTGGGAAAATTGATCTCGCCGAGTCGTTCCAGCTCATTGAATAAAGCGCGCAAGAAGGCATGTTCGCAGTTGATGGTTCCTGCTGATACCTGCAGGGATTTCTGGCTGGTCTTATATCCGTTTGCAATTAGCCCCTGCATACGACGATCGCGATAGTGGGCCCAATCGCGGGCGGTGATAGTGGATGCAATAGGATTACCCATTCCATTGCAGATGATGTTGAGCTTACCGAGTCGCCCTTTCTTATCACTTAATGAACAGCCGTGTAGCTTGTACCAGAGATCTATTAGCTCACTTAGCTTTCGAGTATCTTCTTTATCAGCCAGCCACGGCTTCGCTTTGGTTTCTTCCTGTGTGTACTGCTCGAACGCGATGGCTTCAGCGCGAGTTTTAAATTGCCTCCTGACGCGCTTGCCTTCTCGTCCGTTGAGATAGCATTCACATAACCACTTCCCTGTACTTAGCTTTCTGATCGCCATAATACCCCCGGCAAAACGGCAAAAATACTGTATATAACAACAGTTATCAATGTTTATTGGGTTGAAAACATACATGAAAAAGCCCGCATTTGCGGGCTTAATTAGTGCAGCAGAGAGGGTTGCCTTTCATGGCTGGTAAAGAGCGGCACCTTATTAACTGTTCCTGGTGAGACAATCATTGCTGCCACTGACTCATGAGTTTTGAAGGTGCAGCTGCAATTGATGTTTTGGCACTGGTGATAACGCTCTTTGGTTTCTTTAGAAATATAGCGGCTGCTCTTTGCGTGAGCGGCGGTCTGGCACAGCGGGCAATGCATCATTGTGTTTATTCCTGAAGCAAACAGATCGGAAGATGTTTGCATTTTAATAACCAAACTTGATATTGCAAACTTTAGTTTGCTTTTTCATCATCAATTTCCTCGTCGTTGCTTTCAGCCTGATACTCGACGTCAGAAAGCAGCACCTCAAAATCCAGCGTTGTCGTGTAGCCGCTGCCGCTCAGGCTGTGCGTGGCCTTGCTGATAAGCCACGGCTGCGCATCGATAACCGACTTAAACCCGCTTACCTGCACCGGCGTCTCCGGGAACAGGTCGGCGCGTCCCAGCGCCAGCGTGATCGAGAACTCCGCAACGCCACGTTGCAGCTTGTCCCATTTTGCCTTTGCGGCCCGCATGGCGGCCGCTTTGGTGGCGTAAACCGTGGTCAGCGTAAATACGTTATCCTCGCTGCCCGCCAGGTAGTCGCCTTCTTTTGCCTCGGGCATTTTGGTGGTGGTCGCCTTCTTTTTCTTCGCGGCCGGATGCTCCAGCGCACGCAGATGTTTCTCTTTCGGCCTGCGTTTGAGCTTCACCTTTTTCGGCTTCGGGTCTTTGGTATGCAGCCAGCTGGCCGACACGCCGGTGTAGGCGCCACGGTCGGCAATGCTGAAGCTGTGCCGGTCGCCGTCCTGGCGGGTGAGGGTCAGCTGCGGGATCGGCTTGCCGCTGACGGTCACGCCGTTGCCGGGGCGCAGGAACAGCAGACGCCCGGCCTTTACCGCCGCCACCGCGCCGTACAGCGTCGCCAGCCGCGTCAGAAAGCTGGCGTCGGTTTCCTGCGTCTGGTCGATGTGCGCCACCGTCATCCCGGCAAAGCCTTCCGCCAGCTGCGGCGTGAGTTTGTTGCGCTCGGCTATCTGCTTCACCACCTCGCCCAGCGTGGTGCCGTGATACGACACCTCCCGGCGTGAGTTGAGCGTGCCGCGAAAGTCTGCGCTACGGGCGCGGATGGTCAGGGTGTCGGGCGCACCGTGGTGCTCCACCTCGTCAACCGTGAATTCGCCCTTGCCGGTGAGCGGCTGTCCCTTCCAGCCGAGGAACAGCTTCAGCACCGCGCCGCGCACCGGCATCGCCAGCTGGCCGTCGGCGTCGTCTAGCTCGATGTCCAGCTGGTCGGCCTCAAAGCCGCGGTTGTCGGTGAGCGTCAGCGACAGCAGGCGCGCGCGCAGGTTGGCCGTGAGGTCCTTTGCGTTCAGCGTCAGCATAAAGTCGGGCGCCAGCTGCGCCCCGGCCTGCACCGGCAGGCTGCTGATGCCCGTCATGATAAAAACCCGCCCACGGATGAAATCAGGTTGCCCGCCGCCGACTGCGCGCTGCTGATGGCCGACGTGACCTGGCCCGGCAGATTACCGGCGCCGCTTATCAGCCCGTCGGCCTGCTTTTTCAGGTCGCCGAACATGGCGGTCAGCGACTCGTCCACGCGCTTCAGGTTCAGGGTGAACAGGATTTTCCTGGCGCTGCCGTCGCTGAAAAACTCGCTGTGCGTGGTCGCGTAGTTCTCCACCACGTACATGCCGAAGATGGTGCCGTTACCGCCAATCAGCGGCCACGCCCGGCCCTCGTCGGCCAGCAGCTTAAGCGTGAGCAGCGAGACGGCGCCGCCGGTAATCTCCGGGCGCAGCTCGCCCGACAGCGTAATTTTCTCATCGCCCACGCCGGTAAACTGCGCCGACGCCCGCTGGCCAACGCGGCTGTTGGTGGGCCAGCGGTAATCGATGCTCTGCTGCAGCTCCGCATAGGGCAGCGTCTGGCGCATAAACGGCATCATGCCGTAAATCATCATCATGTTTATTCCCATCCCATTTTACTGCGCTGCTGTGCCTGCCTGTTGCGCTGCTCACGCGCCTGATGCTCTGCCATCAGCGCCAGCGCGTCGTCTTTAGTCATGCCCGGATGCATGTTGATTTCATACTGGTAGCTGTTCTGGCTCTGGTCGCTGTAACCGGGATTTGCGGCGGGCGTGATCACCGGCCTGTACGGCGCGCCGGTAGCGTTCAGGCTCTGCTGCAGGCCGCCCGGCGCCGCGTCGTCATGCTCCGGGATTTTGTCCTTCAGGCCGTCCGATTTGGTGTCGATGATGCCGAGCTTGTCCAGCACCCAGTCGATGCCGCTGCGCAGCTGGTCCAGCGCCTGCCCCGGAATCTTCAGCGCGTCGGCCAGCATGGTGCCGAACTTTTTACCCATGTCTCCGGCGGTGGCCAGCTCCGCCTGCGTGGATTTCACCGGCTCCAGCAGCTTTCCAAACCCGTCCCACAGCGCCTTAACCTTTTCCGTCACCCAGTCAAACACCGGCTTCAGCGTGCCGAACGACTCGCCGATCGGCCCCATCGCGGCGGTGAAGCCCTCCGCCACTCCCGCGATAAAGGCGCTTATCGGCTCCCAGTATTTGCGGATGAGCAGCGCCCCGGCCACGATGGCGGCGGCAACGGCCACCACGGGCAGCGTTATCAGCCCGAGCGCGCCGGTAATGGCGCCGCCCGCGATGCTGAATCCGGTGGCCAGCAGCCCGGCCCCGGCGATGATGGCGTTAATGCCCGCCATCACCGGCCACGCAATCAGCCCGATGGCGCCCAGCGCGCCCACGAAAATCAGCCCGGCCACGGCCGCTCTGGCGATGCCGCCAGCCAGCTCGGGGTTGGCCTGTATCCATTTATCCACCGTCAGCAAAAATGCGGTGGTGTCCTGCGTCAGCTGGCGCAGGGTGCCGTCGAGCTGGTCGTAAAGGTCGGTGCCGATGGCCTCCTGCGCCGACTGCAGTTCTTTAAAGTCGCCGCCGAGGTTGTCCTGCTGCACCTTAACCAGCGCGCCCGTGCTGCCGTCCGACTGCTGAAAGGTTTTCGTCAGGTCGTCCAGCAGCCCGCTTGTGGCGCCCTTCATCAGCGTGACCGCCGAGGAGGCGGCCTCCTCGCCGAAGATGGTCTTCAGGTACTCCGCCTGCTGCGCCGTGCCGAGCTTATTTTTCTCAAAGGATTTCTGCATTTCCTTAAGGATGGTGAAGAACGGGCGCATGTTTCCTTTGCTGTCCGAGGTCTTCACGCCCAGCTCTTTAATCGCCTTGAACGCCTCGCCGGTCGGCGCCTGCACGCGCAGCAGCATGGCGCGCACGCCCGTCCCGGCCATGCTGCCGGTGGTGCCCTCCTTCGCCAGCGCGCCGATCATCGCCGTGGTCTGCTCGACGCTCACGCCCGCGTTTTTCGCCACCGGGGCGATGTAGGTCAGGGCGTCGTTAAGGCCGTCGAAGTCCGCCGCCGTTTTGTTCAGCGTTGCCGATATCACGTCGCCCAGGTGCGCCACCTGGCTGTTGGCGAGGCCGAAGGCGTTTTTGGTGCTCATCAGCAGCTTTGCGCTTTCTTCCATCGTCCGGTTGTTGGCCAGCGACATGTTGAGCGTGACCGGCGTTGCCGCCCTGATGTCGTCAACCGTGCCGCCCGATTTGGCAATGATGATCTGCGCCTGCGCGGCGTCGTTCGCCGACGCGGCGGTGTTGTCGCCGATGCTGCGCGCCTGCGTCCTCAGCGACTGAAATTCGGGCGAGGCTTTATCCACGCCGAGCGTGGC